TGCACGACCATACTCAAGGGAAGGTGCGCTATCATCGCCAATGACGAAGGTAGGTGCGTAGGAGTTGTTCAGTGTGAAGTCTAGTGCAGTTACAATGGCACTAGCAACAGGAGTTCCTACGGCGCCAATGGAAATGTCACCAGAGTAAGCATCGAATGGTTGTGCGCCAGTAGCAGCAACCTGTGTCTTCTCAGTGCCACTGATGGTCATGTCCTTACCAACCATACCGAAGGTAGTTGTTACCATCTGGTTAGGAGCGAGGGAAATACCCATAGTGGAAACAGACATGCCTGTGAACAAACGAGCTTGGTCAATGTCAGCAGCGTAATCTTCGATAGAGAAAAACTTAGGAGCTACACCAACTTTAAGCACGTTAGTGGCAAAGGTGTTGAGCATAGCTGATTCAAGCAGCAGGTCATAGTCGCCATCACGAAGGTCAACTACAATGTCTCCAGCTACTTGACGGTTGCCTTGACGGTTAACCCGTGGCATACGGTCAGCTTCGATGTCTGTACCAGTAAGTACGTCTTTAGTTAGGTTCAGCGAGTGAGTGCTGAAGGGAAGGTTAGCGAAGTCGCCAGCAGGGGTTGTACCAAAGGTTGCTTCGGTTACGAATGATAGACTGGAACGTGATCCTTGAGAAAAGGCCATATTGTATTCTCCAATTAAGTGTTATAGATGTACCAGCCAATGTTGATTGGGACTGAGTACCAAGGGGTGTCAATACGACCTTGCTGTCTTTCAGCGTAGCGTATGCGAACTATGTATGTATCTGCACCTACAACAATAGATATGTCAGTTGTGGCTGCAAAGGCGTTAGATATTGTATTGCAAGTAGTGTCGGATAAAGCTGGGCCACTACCTTCTGGAGTATTTACCATGACGTTAAATACGCCCTGATATAGAAGTTGCGGGTTTAGACCACGGGTAGCGGGTTGTGTTACCGTAGGAATAAAGGTTGGCTTGACGAAGAGAGTGCCTGTAGTAGGACTAAAGGCTACGTTCTCGTAAGCTATATCTGTGCCGACAAGAGTGGTAGAAAGGTGTGTCTCTAGGGCAGCACGTATGGTGTTATAGATATTGTTAGCCATAGATATTCCTTAATTGAGAAAAGACGAAGTAGCCGTCTGTTTTGAACCACTCTTCTCCGTATTCTACATCCTCTGCGTGAGGTGAACGGTTTCGTAGTTCAAGGTTGTCTAGGTCTTCAATCTTTTTAACCTTAGTCAAGTCTTGCATAAGGTTATCATATCCCTCAGACATTTGACCTTGAGCGTTTGTAGCAGTGGGACGATTACCAGAGTCTTTACCTCTTGGGCGACCAGCACCTACCCTGTAGGAGAATGATGTGACATAAGCACCTGTATCAACTGGGGATAGACTTACAGCAGTTTGGGCTATGTCCTCTAGTCTCTCTTTAACTCCGCCAAGGACTTTAACCTCAATGTTATCAATCTTCTTCTGGAAGGAAGAGTTAACAGTGATTGTACTCTTCATGTTACTCCTCCACGTCACAAAGGTAGCATAACTTTGTACCATTAGACCACAATGTAACAACTCTGCTAATCTTCACTGTGTCGCCATTACCCAAGATAAAATCATCTGGCTCAGGCTCAGGGGTAAACCCCAACGAGGGAATAACGCACTTACGAGAACCACGAATGACTTCGCTTGGGTTCAATACACTGTAGTCGTACATGTAACCAGTAAAGTTAGTGTCAGTTGAAGCAGAGCCAACGACAGACCCTGTAGCGGGATCGTATGTGCCACCAGTTGTGATTTGACGTAGGGTTAGAGTTTCACCAAAGTCTTTAACGAGATTAAGAAGATCATAAGCACGGAATGACATTTGATACTCCTACTCGTAATCTGGTGTGTTGTAGCTAGGTGGGTTCTTGAAACGATCTCTGCGGAAGGAGCCTTCGATACGGTTAGTGTCTTCTCTCACAGCCTCTACGCGGCTCTTAGTGATGCCACCAGCTAAAACACCCACAGAAGCACCAGAAGTCTTTCCTTGGTACTCTAGGCTGTCTGCCAGTTGTCTATACTGTTTAGCAAGATCACTGTAGTCAGCTTTAAGAGCGCCGCTGATCTCTGTGTTAACCTTACGAGAGTATAGAGAGCCGATTGCCCTAGCACTCCAAGCCCCAGCGTAGTAAACATTGTTGCTACTCTCTGCTAAGGCAAATGAAATCTCTTCATTCTGCATCTGTTGATCTAAGGTATCAGTATCACCAACCAGAAGCCTAACAGTGTTGAGACGACCCGCAGCCGTAGTAGTGTTTAGATCAGATGGATCGTATGTCCAAGCCATTCAAGTCGTCCCTTCGTTTTTTGTTATTATCCGAGAATTTCGTCTCGAATACGGTAGAAATCTTCTGTGATCCATGCGTTGTTGTTTAGGAAACGACGGATGAGACCTCTTTGTTTGTCGTCTATCTTAGATTTGCGGCACTTCTTTACGTTGTACTCTGAGGCACTAGAAGTTCTGTCTTTTACGATCACATTAAGTAGGCTAACAAGGGTATCTAGTTTCTTACTGGAGAACTCAGACAACCTGTCTCCAACCTTGCTTTGTACTTCTAATTCTTTGTTGTGGTGTAGGTAATTGGTGACGTACAGGCTTGCTACTTTGTCTGCATCAATCCCTCGTTCTAACCAATTAAAGTGGTCTCCTACTTTCCAAAGTTTGCCATCTGCATTTAAGGGCATCTTGACAAACAAAGGCCAATCGACTTGTAGTCCCAAGTATGTGGGGTGCATATTACTCTCCATTATATGAATACTGTTTGCGTTATTTTGTATGTTGGGAAATGCCCCCGTTAAGGGGCAATCCGTTGTTATAAATCAGTTCTTATTGAACGATTGCGCTCCAGAAGTAACCCAAGTCAGGGCCAACGACTTTCATGTCGTATGCCATTTTAACTTGGATATGCTCTGCAACCTGTTTACGCTTCAGTGCATCATCAGAGAATGATTCAACTGTAACACCGAGGTTGTTAACACTTGGTACTGAGTTCCAAGCGAATGTCAAACCAGCAGCAGGGGTCATCAGACCAGATGCTTTTGGTGTGTAGCACAACAGTGCGTTCTTACCACCGATAAAGGCGTTAGATTCTGCTAGACCTTCAACAGCAGTGTTGTTTACTGCTTCCATGACGAAGAAGTTTTCTACGCCAAAGATTTCAGCCAACTTAGCATCCACGATCAGTGCAGGGTTGTTGATGGTTGAACCACCATTCAAACGTGCTAGGATGTCAGGGTGGTTGATCAAGATGTCACGTACTTCTTTGCCAACAACCATTGTGTTTGGCTTGAAGCCACCAGAAGAAAGCTGTGTAGTACGCAGAGCGAGTGTCACATCTTGAATTGGTGTGGAGTTAGTGTAGTCGTTCCAGAATACTGGTGTACCAACACCTGAAGCAGCACCAGCTACTTCGTTAGTCCAGACGCCAGTGGAGAAGAACGTAGAAGCAAAGTTAGCTTCACGATCCAACAACATTCGCATAGCCAAAGTCTGTGCGCCAGCGGAACGAATTTCCAACACTTCATCTTCGTTAGCGATAGTCTGCTCATCGAAGTCCATGCCCAAGCCACGCACGTCAGCGTAGTATGAGTCATTGGAGATTGCCATTCCGATACGGTTAACTTCTGTGCGCGGAGCCAGAATTTTAACGTCACCAGCGCGGTTCATGTTTGCGCGGTCATAGACGTAATACTTGTCAGACTGACGAGCAACACCTACAGTAGGGAATACTTTGTCAGCGATGAAAGTGTCTTGGGATTGTACATAGGCCAATGTCAAGTTTGACAAAGGTTGATCCAAATGTACCTGTGATGGGGTCAATAGTGGCATATTATATGTCCTTAAGTTAGCTTATTAGGCTTGAATGTTTCCAGCGTCGCTGAGTTCGATTGCGATGACCTGCTTGTTAACGCCAGCTTCATAAGCTACGCCCAAGATTACGTCACCAACGGCAGCGTCTACAGCAGAACCAGCGTCGCTAGCAGCTACGTTTCCACCGACAGTTACAGTGCCACCACAAGCAACCATGACTTTACCAGTCTTAGTTACTGTGCAAGCCTTGCCAGTGCCAGCGCCTACTTCAAGTAGACCGAAAGCAGCAGCGCCAGCGCCAGTAGCGACAGCAGCGGCAGCGGCATCCAAAGATACGAAAATGAATTGAGAAGCAGACAGGTCAGCCCCTGCGATGATGGTGCGGTTGTCGCGTGATTGCGTTACAGCCATGATTATTCCCCTTTATAGGATTTGTTAATAAGTGTCTTGCCTTGGTCTGTCTTAGCTACAGCAGCATAAGCCTTGGCAAATTCACTTTTCTTGAGTTGGTTGTCGTCCATGTAGGACTTTACGAGAGCATCCAGTTTGTCAGCAGAAGTAGCAAACTCGCCATCTACGTCGGACTTACCAAATTCTTGCATGGATGCTTCAAAAGCAGCATCAGCGGCCTTAAGAGCTTCCATAATTGCTTCATCTTCGTAGAATTTAGCTACGAGAGACTTAGCTACATCAGTTGCGAAGTGTGGGAGAGTTTCACCAGCACGTTTCGTCAATTCAACGTCAGCTTTTTCTAGGGATGCAGCTTCAAGAGCCTTCAACACTGGAGCAGGAATGTCTGACTTAGCAACCATCTCACCTTCAATGTCCATCATCTCTACTTCAGCTTTCTTTTCGATAGCATCAGCGGAAATAACGTAACCCTCATCAATAAGACCCTTACGCAGTGTCTCATTCTCAGCTTTAAGTGCTTCGACTTCAACCTCTAGTGGGTTGACTTCTTCAGCAGCCTTGTCAACTTCAGCTTCTTCAACTGCTGCTTCAGACTTCTCCATGTCGTAGCCATAGTTCTTCATGGCTTCTTCACGAGTAGCACCTTTTTCAGTCATGTACGCCTTGATTTTGGCTTCCATTTCATCTGTCATTTTAGTAAGTTCCTCTTCGGAAGTGTCACGCTTAAAGAGGGATACCATTGCCTGAGCATTGGCGGGGCGATC